ACAAGGTATTAAGGAAGGTGAATATAGAGTAATTGAAGAACACACTAATGCTAAAACAACATCTATTAGGGAAATGGAATTACAAAAACAATATGGTTATAGAGTAGATAATTTACCTTACTGGAAGAGTTTACAAAATCAAAGAAAATCAACTACCAAAGAAGCAAGAACTAAAGCATCTGCAAATACTGATTATAAAGCAATAGTTGCTAAAATTGATTATAAAGCATCTAGGGCTAAAATTAATTGGAAATCATCTAGAGATAAAGCAGTAGCAAATACTGATTATTCTAAAATAGATTATAAATCATCTAGAAATAAAGCAGTAGCAAATACTGATTATAAAGCAGCAAGAGCTAAAGGAGCTGCTAATACTGATTATAAAACTAAAGTTGCTAATACTGATTATAAAGCAATGGTATTAAATACTGATTATAAAGCAAGAAGTAAAAAATTATTCAAACCAATTAACCAATATAGTTTAGAAGGTACATTTATTAAAAAATGGGATTCTGCAACTGATGCTTCTAAAGAGTTAAACCTGTATAAATCTGGAATATGTGCTTGTTTGAAAGGAAAATTAAAAACAGCAGGAAAATTCATTTGGGAATACGCAAATTAAAACACAGATATGAATAAAGAAGAAAAACGCGCCTATATGAAAGTGTACAATGCTACACCTGAGGCAAGAGCAACACAAAAACAATATTTTCAAACACCTAAAGGTAAAACAACTCACAGACTAGGACAACAACACTATTATAGTAAAATTAAAGGTGTATATGGTTGTTTTGATAGTGAGACAAATGAATGTTTATATGTTGGAGGTAGTAAAGCAGTTAATGGTAGAATAAATAATCACAGATATGCTACTAATAATTTAAATCAAGCGGCTAAACATCGTCCCTCACATTTAGCTTTATATACAGCATTAGCACAACATCAATCCAGAGATTGGAGAGTAATTGAGGAATGTGAAGAGGAAATGATTAAAACATTAGAAAAACAATATATTAGTCAATTAAACCCAATTTATAATATTCACAAATGATAAATTTTAATACACAATTAAGTCAGGCAGACGCTAAGTGGATTATTGAGGATGTATTACCTAAAGCAGGATACAGAATCAATCACGATACATTAGTGCCTTGGAGAGATGCTCATAATAAAGCATTTACAGAACAAGTAAGCATACCAGGTTGTAGCTGTGAATATATAGCAACAATGAATGTATGGCAAGGACGTATTAACCAATATGACCCACAAATTAAAGCAATTGCTTATCCTCCAGTTGTAACTGAAACAGGTGAAACAGGTATTAGTAATGGTAAACCTAAAACATCAGGTAAGTCAGGACGTAAACCAAAAGGTAATTCAGGATTAACTGACTAATGGGTATTCCGTTTTATACTAGCTCAATGTTTGTCACTTATTTAGATAGTGATAAGGCTTGGGATATGATTGAGAAAAAAGTAATGGGGCAAGATGTTGATATGGATGAACTTTATCCTGAACACTTTATTACTGAGGTAACATCGGTACGTAATGAGGAAAATATAAAACAATTACTAATTCCAGAAGAACAATACTATATGTTTGAAGGTGATTGTGACAACTATTGTATCACCTCATATGGTAGAATCTTTAACGCAAACTTAATGACTCAAAGTAAAGTATATTTTGCTCAAGATAATATTAAGGTGTGTGTTAGATTAAATAAAATTAATTTTGCCACGGAGTTTATGAAACACGGATGGTCGTTTGATATTGACGCTATTAAACGCCGATACGACGAGAATAAATGGAAATACAACTATAAAGGAAATGTACACAATGTCACAAACAGAGGCAATATTTAACGGTAGACACATATCATACAAATTTCGTATGTATGTATATAATTATATCCGCAACTATGAAATCAAATAAAATAAAACATACAACTCATTTAGATGAATGTGTAGAATATATACTACAACATAAATCGGGATGGACCCAATTCACTACTTGGGCAAGGGAGAAATACGACATTAACAACAAACAAGCTAATACATTATGGAAAGAGGCTTGGGAGGTATTAACTAAGGACTTTGCTGACAATATTCAACATACAGTAGAAAAAACATTAATCGAACTAGAACAGGTTAAGGAATCAGCTATCAGTGATAACGATAGGAAAGTATGGTTAGAGGTAATCAAATACCAGAATAAAATTAAGGGTGGTGAAATTGAACGTCAGGAAATTAAAATACAAGGTAACGTTGAATTAAGTTGGGGTAATGAATTGAATCCTGACTTTGGGCAAACAGAGATTCTATGAGAATAGAGGAATACACAACAGGTAGCTACTTTAGAAAAATAACATACGAGGGTGATATAATGGTTGAGTGGGAAGATAATTGGGGTAATGGTGAACATTATAAACTAATAGAGGGTAAATGGAAAGCATTAAAACCATACACACCATTAGTTATTATTCAGCGTAAACGTAAACACAATACTTGGGATAAATGAACGTTAAATTATTCTCACCACATAAGGGACAAAAACAAATCATTGATGGATTTGCTGATTCTATACATAAATTTGGTATCGTAGCAACTGGTAGACAGTTTGGTAAGTCATTATTAGCTCAAAACCTAATGCTGTATTGGTTATTAAAAACACCCAATCAAAAAGGTGCTTGGATTACTCCGGTTTACAATCAATGCAAAAAAATCTTCAATGAATTAACTGATGCGGCACATACAATTATTACTAATCAAAACAAATCTGATCTCACTATTACGTTTATTAACGGATCTACCTTACAATTTTTATCTACTGATAACTACAATACCATTAGAGGTTTTAGTTTTAACTATATGGTACTTGATGAGGCAGCTTTTATAAAACAAGATGCTATTGAGCAAGCAGTATTACCTACATTAACTGCCATTGGTAAGAAATGCCTAATTATATCTACACCTAAATCTAAGAACTGGTTCTATGAGTATTTTGTACGTGGTAACACGTCTAATAACGTCTATATATCATTCAAAGGCATCTCACGTGACAATCCATACGTTAGTAAAGACTTCCTTATAGAACAACATAAATCACTACCACGTGATATATACTATCAGGAATACTTAGCTGAATTTACTGATGCAGGAAATGATGTATTTACGAATTTAGATTTAGTATGTATGTTAGATGAATGGGGAATACCAAACAGAAGTGAACGTTATTTTATCGGAGTTGATACTGGAATCTCTAACGATTACACAGTTTGTGTTATCCAAAGCGAATCCGGAAGAATCGAAAAAATTCTCGTTGGGGCAACTGCCTGACGGCATGTATTTGATCGCTCGTTGCATTGACGAGACGACACGTCGCGAAAGCACGTTCAAAGATGATAAAACCGGCAAGGATGTGCATCGCGTCACCTACGTGACCGGTTACCGCTGCGACGGCGCAACGTTTGAGCATACCGCCTATGCGGATGTTACCTCTGAAAAGCCGGTCACTGATCGAGGCGAGCCTATCGAGCTTGTTCCCTTTGGTGCGCGGGTCCTGTTCAGCAAATCCACCTATGCTAAGGACGACAAGACGGGTCAAAAGCTCGTCCAGCGCATCAACGGAAAGGTCCTCGATGTCCAGGCATCCAAGATCTGAAGCCGACGTTTGCCAGCTCCGTGACGCTCAAACAGACAGTCTGCAAGCGTTGCTCTTCACCATGGAAGAACTCGGCGAACCGGCCGCGTTCCTCCAGATGGAGTTTGAAGGCGTGTTGCACTTCGTGGCGGCACGGAAACTCACGCAAGCCGAGTTTGAAGAACTCATGCGTCAAGCCGTCAGCCAACAATGAAAAGAGGGGCGGACGGATGCGGGCGGCGGATGCCGCCCGCGCCGTCCGCCCCCTTAACTTGATGAAAGACACCTTAACTGTCCGCTTACGTTATTCCCCTGCGATGGAGAGAGGTGACCGTCGGCTTTTGGAATATATCATCCTTTTGGAAACCGGCACTGATGAGCAGGTATGGGCTGATGAGATTATCCGCGGTGCGGCCATCCGCTGGGACATCCTCAAGCGCTCCGCACTTTGGCCGGCTAATGAGCCTACTCAGTCCGCATTATGGGCGAACGCAGACCGACTTTTGAAGGC